GATCTGGGTGATATTTTGATAGTAATTTTTGTAGATTTTGCATTTCCATCGGTACACTTAATACTCCATCTTTAAACATGATGTGAGCTAATGTAACTTCTCCTTTTTGTTCATCAACAAATGGTGAAGCTTGATTAGTTGCAAATCTTAGAGCTCTTTGAGTTCCAGTTTCTTTATCAAAGTACAACAGAGGATATTTCTCTGTATGTCTTGATTTTAATGTATAAGTTATAGGCTCACTATTACCAGTTAAATAATAGTTCCTTGTTTTCATTTCCCAATCAGTAGACTGAGTTATTGTTTGTTTTTTTGACATGATATAATATAATAAAAATTAGTAAAAATAAAGAGTATTCCTGGCGCGGAATAGTGAAAGTTCTACGATACCAGGAATAAACTTTACATAAATATTAAGCTACAAATAACACAAAGTTATTTCTTGCTTGTGTACATAGACATCTTTCAGATAAGAAGTTAACTTCCATTGCATCAAGAGTAGAACTAAATGCACCACCAACAGAACCTGTTAGCCATGATTTCATTCTTCTATCGTCTGCTTCTGAAGCTCTATATCTTACATGTAAGAAAGGACGTCTTATATTTGTTCCTAGTAACTGATCGTATACTGTAGAAGTTCCAGCTGGAATTAATACACCATCGATGTTATCACCATTAACAAAATTTGAAGATCCACCTCTTGTAGAAGCATCATTCAAGTATTTCCATGAAGTCTTGTAGAAGTCATAAGAACCTCTTCTGAATCCAGAAAATCCTAAATTCAACGCCATATCTTCAGAGTTTTCAAATACACCGTAAGATGTACCTCCAGCTCCGTAAGAATTTTGTTGTGCTAACATGTTGTCAAACTGTAACTCAGTTTTTCTATCTAAGAAAAGCATGTTTTCTTCAATAGCTCCTTGAGTATCTAAGTTTTCTAATACAGAATCAAAATCCTGTAAAGATCCAGCATATCCTGAAAGTACATTACCACCATTATTAATAGCAGCAAATAAACCTTCTGTACCAAATGATCCAGCAGCAGCTCCTAATCCTGCAAACGAATTAACGCTAGCAATATTTCGAGAAAAACTACCATCACCAGCAGCTCCAGCAACACTTAGTTCACCTTCAATCATACTCATTTCTAAGTAATCTTCAAAACGTAATCTAGTCTCACCTTCAGCTTTTAGATACCATAAGTATCCAGAACCACCATCTTCAGTAGCAACTTCAACCCATCCAATTTGCGCAGTATCAGATCCACTTATAGCGTATCTGTTTCTGATTATAATTGGCTTGTTAACAAAAGTTGTTAACTGAGGAGTAATTGATTCACCTGTATTAGTGTTATTTGGTCCAGTAGAACCTTTAGCATATTCAGAACCGTATACAAATACTTTTAATCCAGTAATATCTGCAGCATTTGCAGTAGCACCAGCAACAAACCCTTGTCCATATGGAAAAGCAGTAAATGTTGAATAAGCACCTAATGGATTAACTGGAGCACCTCCAGAATTTCCTACGATACATTTTACAGTAAAAGCAGGATTATTTGGATCCATTATTACTACAGTTGCATTTGGCATTATAACATTTTGAACAGCACCATTTGCTACAGCAGCATTTCCAGCGTTGTCTAAAATTTGTAATATAGAATTAGTACCACCAGCACTTAATAACGTAACGTTATCATAAGCAATGTGTAATCTATTTTGTTCCGACCAAACGATTTGATCAGATGTCATTGGCATTTCAGCGCCAACCATTCTTAAGAAGCCTCCTAACGTTCTGTTTCCATAACGTTCTACCTCAGCTTCATAAATTTCAGGTAGGAATTGTTGCGCGAAGTTTGCACCGCCCGCTCCAGTAAAATTAAGGTAGTTTCCAGTTAACACTTGCGGTGAGCCCGAAGGAACTAAACTACCAAATTGAGGACTTAATACTCCCATAATTTTAGTTTTTAATTGTTTTTGTTAAATTTACTTGTTTTAATTTTCAACTTAGAACTATCTACCCCATCAATAGTACGTACCTTAAGTCCATGAACAAAAATTCCATCTGCCGCGGACTGACGTGGACCGCCAGAACTTGGGTTTTTAGAATCTTCCATCACTTTTTTAATACCATCAGTTTTACCTTGTTCGTAAAAATGACTCACGATTTTGTCTACATTTTGAGCAGCATACATAGCCTTGTGATAACCTTTCGTATCTTTAACGTCACCTTCTGCGTCTAGGAACTTCCCGACAAAGTTGTTAATGTTTGATTGATTTTCTGCTACACTGCTAGGATCTTTGACACCATATCTAAATTTCTTTTCACCAACTTCGAAATCAAAACCTTTGAAATCATTGTTTAAAAGCTCTTTAGTGTTGTCAATAAACTTGCTGTGCTTTTGTTGAGCTAATTCTTGATCTTTGTTGTATCGATTGAAAAAATCCATAGCTTTATCTTGTTCTGAACTACTACTTGGTTTCAACTTGATTTCCTTGTAGTACTTGTCCTTTAAACCTTCTAAAAAGTTTTTGGCTTTTGCAATCTCTTCTTTTTTTGCGAGTTTCTTTTTTCGGATATCTCGCTCCTCATCCATCTCTTCATCAAATGAAAAATTTTCTTCCATTATAAAAGAAAGATCATCGTCTGATAAGTGAGATTTAGTATTTTTATAATACTCTTTTAACAAAGTATTATCATCAACATTAGAATAATCAGCGTTTAATCTTGCGTAATCTTCTATGTTGCCACCAGTTTCTTTCATGAACTCAACTAATTTCTCTACGTTTTCAGGTAGATTGATCTTAGGAGATTGTGGTTCTGGTTGTTTTATTTCTTTTGTTGGAAGTGGTTCTTTGTCCACCTCGGTAATTTCTTCAATAGGCGAGTCGGACTTTGTAGAGGGCTTTTCTCCTCCAGTGTCCACGACTTTGCCATCTCCGGCTTGTTCGCCCACATCCACCTTCTCTGTTTCTCCGATTTGAATGGCATCTGTTTCTGGTTTTTTAGTTAAATCAACTTTTGGAATATCCTCTGTTTTAACAACAGGTTTACTAAGATCTACTTTTATAGGTTCTTTAGTTAACTCGCTTGATTCAAATTTTTTAAATTTAGGTTTTGACTTCATTTTCATGTTGCCACCTTCTTGTGTTTGTGCTTCTAATTCTGACATGATAAAATATTATATAATTATTACTAACTTAAATAGGAGCGTTTAGACCAAAATCCATTACGCTAGCATCGTCTTTGTTCTCAAAGTCAGTTGGTAATAAATCATTTTTTCTTTGATCTATCATTTGACTTTGTTGTGAAGCTTGCATTTTAGTTCTTGTATCTTTACGATCTTCTATTTCTTTTTCTTTTTGGCTAGACGCACCTAATTGAGCTTGTGTCAATTGTAAGTCATATCCAAATTGCACTTCCATCTCTAATTGTTTTATTTGAGAGGCTTGTTGCATTCTTTGTATTTCTAATTGCGATTTTGCAGTTTCTAAATTTACATCAGATTCTACTTGGGCTTGATTTTTTTGTACCTCTGCCATAGCAGCTCTTTCAGAAGCTTCAGCGTTAGCATTAGCTTGTACTTCTATCATTCTCTGTTGTTGAGCTTGATCTCTTTTTATTTTCTTTTTTCTTTTTTGTTTTAATACGTCGTTAGCAAGTTTTAAGTTTTTAATCTGACGTATGTCTATAGCATCTTCTAAATCAATACCACCATTTTTTAAAGCTATTTGTATATTCTGTTCCATTTCAGCTTTAGCTTCTTCTTCAGGTTCTAGTTCTAAATATATACCAAAATCATGTAAGTTTAATTTTGATATTTCAGCTAGCGTTGAAGTGTTATATGTAGATATACTGCTTTTTAAAGCGTTTAAAGTTAATGGAAAATTTATTGAGTCTGCTATTTTAAGTGATATATTTTCACAAGTTTTAACAGTTAGCCATAAACTAGATTGTAGTAGATGTCTAGTTGCTACATTAGAGGCGTTAGCTGCCATTTTTTGTAAACCTACTAAAGCATCTTTATCTGGAGTACTTGCGTCTCTAGCTTCATTAAGTCCTGTTACATCTCTTATCATTTGTAAATAATATTGATAAGTTTGTATTAAACTTTGTATTTTAGCTTGGCCACTAGAGCTACTAAGTTCTTGTATAGGTATTTTACCTCTGTTTAATTCTCCTTCTTGAGTTAAAGATCTTCCAACAATAGAACCTGTTTGGAAATACATGTTTAAAGCTTCTTGTGGATTGTAATTTGTACCATTACCTAAATCAACCTCTGCTAAACCATCCATATCTAAGAATACACCATCTGGTACTATTCTAGACATAACTTGCTGTAGCTTAAG